AGTTGTTATATCTGTACTTGTAGCATCACCATAACTCCATAATCTATCTGAACTAATTAAAGGGTAGCGTACATCGTAATCAGTAACACTATCTGTAATTCTATTATAAACTTCTGTACCATCATAAATAAACTCAATACTACTATAACCTAAGTCACTTAATTTATCTTCACCGAAAGTATCTGATAAATTAATTATAGTACCGTAAAATGTAATAGAATAGCTTTCTACTTTGTTTTCTTTTATGTTTACTTTTTCAAGTTCTATTTTACCAAATCTAAAAAATGTTCTATCTATCTCTATGTATGCAGGTCGTCTTATTCTAGTGTCAATTTGAGTTAAATCTAATTCTACTGAATTTTCATAGAAATGTCTAAATATAGCATTATTATTTGGTGAAGCTGGAACTGTAAAGCCTTGAGAAAACTCAGTAAATACTTTGCTAATATCTTTTACATTTTGAACTGATAAGGAAACGTTTATATTTTCATCATCAAATAATTCTAACTCATTATAATTATCTGATAAAATTGTATCTTCTATGTATATTTGTACACTTCTCATTATATAACACTATTAATTAAGTTATAGTTGTATGTAAAATCCATTTCGTAATTAATCATTTTCTTGTTAATGTGTTTGTACATTTCAATAGATTTAGTATTCAACTTAGCTGGATAACCATTTACTAAAATCTTTTCGCTTAACATTAATTCTTTAATTGTACTCGAGAACGATTCATCTACCCAATCAGTATTAACTTTGATTCTGCTTTTGCCTTTAATGTTATATTCTTTCATTTGACCTTGAGCAGTATTATAATCTGTTATTGAACTTTGCAATATCTTATGTTCTTTAGCTTCTACATCGTTATACTCAAATGATGCACCAAAGCACCAAAACCTTTCAAAGTTACCGTACTTATTTACAAAGTCTATCTTAACTGGTGTATGTTTACATTGTGTAACTGGTACACTTGTATAAGTTGCTAATACGTTTAACGATGCATCTTTAATTTCTAACTTAACACTATCGCCGTAAAAGCTTTTATAAATTAAAGGTACTTGCACTGGCTCCGCTAAAATAGCAACCGTAATACCTGCTGCTGTGTCTAAATTAGTATAATAAGCTGTTAAAGATAAAGCATCTTCTATCACTCTTACACTTGGTACTGCTCTTTCATATTCTAAGTTACCTAAAGCACCTTGACCATCATCATAGTAGTAATACGTTCCTGAATCTAAATGTATATCTCCATAGTCATAATTACTGCCATCTGCATAAAAAGTATAACCTGCAAATCCAAAGTAATCTGTTGAATCTATTAAATTCATTCCTGAGCCTGTATCATAGTATCTTTTGATCGTTACATTTGCGTACTGGTCTCTAGGACTATTACCTATATTAACTGGTGTACTTGGATATGTTCCGCTATTGTAAGAATCAAAATTAATAAACTCTAAAATGTATGGACTTACGTCGTACCATGTAGCAGGTTCATTTGAACTTGGTATTAACTTTTGTAGTGTATAACTAGGGCTTGTAGGAGTTGACGTTCCATCATTCCAAATATATAACTCTACTTTTGTTTCTATTTGTCCTGTCTCATCTATTTCAATAATGTAGGGACTTCTTGCAAATATGTTTATCATTTCTTCTCTAAATATAAATTAACTATATCAATACCGTATGCTTCAATTATTTCATCAGGTAATCTATCAAATGCTTTTTCAAATGGTTTTGTAAAGAATAAACTAGGTTTAATTCCCTCTCTAAATATCTTTCTTGCTATTAAGTAGCTTAAAGACTTTCTACTCATAAATTGACCTTTCTCATTTCTAGGTGCAATACCTTTTCTTACTATCCACTTATCAAATACTTTGCTTGGTGGCATCTTTGACTTATAACTGAAATCTGTGTTATATTTTTTAACCTTACCACTTACACCTTTATCCTGAAATATACCATAGTCTAACATTTCAAAGTACAAACTAATAGAGTTCTTATTAACTTTAGAAACACCGTTAATACTATTGTAAAGACTTTTATTTACGTTCTTTTTCTGCTTAGTTAAGTTGCTTCTACTTTGCTGTATTACATACTTCCTAAACTTATCAATAGCTTCTTGTACTTCTTTACTGTCTAACATTTTGTCATTGTGTTAGGTACTACTATGTCTACTGTCATTGTCCATCCTGCAACCTTATCTTCAAATCTATCAGTAAAAGGCTCTATACTTACTGAACTTCCCAAAGTGTAATGCGAACTAAATAAATTACCTCTTCTTAACTTTTCGTACAGCCTTATTTGAACTGATAGCATACTATTCAATACATCATCTTCATTATCATTACCTATAAACTTATCAGTAGTTTCATCTTTAGAAATATCTACTATATCCATGCAGATAATAGAAACGTTGTAAACCAAACTAGAAGCATCAGGTGTACAGTTGTTAACTATTAAATGTGCTAAAGCGTATTCCTGCTTTTTCCAGTTAGCAATATCGTCTAAACCTCCTTTTGATACCTTATTAATTAAAGCATCATTTTCTAGTTCAGTTCTTAATGTTGTTGTTATGTCGTAATAGTTTGTCATCTTCTATTCATTTGTTCTTTTTCAGCTTCTACTTTATCCTTTTCGTAGTTCAATATAGTTAGACATTTATGAGCTTGTTGTCTAGTAACTTCGTCAAATCGGGTAACATCTCCTTTAGCAAGTTGATAGATTGCATGATACCATCCCCACTTAGCTCCAAATTGTGCTTTGAGTGAGTAGTCATCTCCTTTACTTTCTCCTCCAAATACATCGGGATAGCTTTTAGTAAATCGTTCACTAAATGATAAAAAAAAAGCATCGCACCAAATACAACATCTAAAGGCAAACATTTCATTTCCTCCATTACTAATTCGTCTGCTTTGTAATCTTCAATCTCGTAAAGTTGTTTGTACTTAGCTTTAACAGGTCTATACAATACACCCATAGCAATGTGAAGTTTCTGAATGTCGTTAATACTATTTGATACGTCTATTAACTCACCTAAGCTAATATCGTCCAGGTTAGGTATAAATCCATATTCTTTGCCATTAAAGTTTATTATACGCTTTAATTCAGGCTTTACATCAAATACACTTTTAAAGTGGTGCATTATCTCTGTAACATCTTTATAAGCTATGTTTAACGTGTTCTTTAAATCTATGTCGCAAAATATCTCGATAGTCTTTTGACTAATAAATAATTCATCGTTTGAGTTATCTACTACGTTCATGTAACGTTGGTACTGATGTAGCTTTATCTCGCTTAATGAATCAGGAATATTTATCTTTACTTGCATATTATATTAACCTTAATTATTGTTTTTTGTAGTACTGAAGTGCCTGGTTGTATAATTCATTTAGCAATACGAACTGCTGTCTTATTTGTGTACGGTGTGAAGTCATAAATAAACGTTCGTCAAATATAATCTTACCCTTATAACCTTTTTTATCTCTTAGGTACGATTCGCATAATGCTATCATTTGCCTAATGTCTACTTGTTCTACCATATACTATACTTCCCTTTGTTTGGATTAGATAACTGATAAGCTACAGCATATCTCAAAGCATCAAGTCCATGATTCCATTTATCAATAGGTGTTTCACTTTTCTTTTCTAACCAACAATAATTGTTAAGTTCTTTTATTAAGTCGGTACTATCTTCATCTATTATCATGTCATAATCCTGAAGTAAAGCAATACCATACTTAACACTATCAGCACCTTTAATAGTTGGTACTACATTCAATTTCTTTGCTTTTAGTTCTGCTATCAATCTAGGCTCTGCATTATCTGCTACTATCAATCTATCTTGAGCAAACTTATAGTTTAATTGTGCTATCTCTGAAGTTGTTAAACCTGCCTTGTAAACGTGTAACCTTACATATATTTCTTTCTTATCTTTATTAATATATGTTTCTACTAACGTTGTTGGGTCCTGACTAAATCCAAAATCTTGTCCGAAGATAGTATCATTTGTGTTAGGGAATTTGCCTACTGTCCAGTTAGTAAAGATAACACCCTCTGCTTTATTTAACCAACCACCTAAAATTGCATGTTTATACTTTTCAGGTCTACGTTTTTTTGTTTCTTCTACTTGCTTTAAAAAAGATTCACTTAGATTATCTTTGTTGTCTAAGTATGTAGTATGTATGTATGTAGTATCACCTTTAGTTATATTACTACCTGCCTCTACTCCTTTTGCTTCAAAGAACTTCTGATATATAAAATGCTCTTTAGTTGCAGGGTTCAGGACCAATATAACTCTATTCTGTTTATTCTTTGCTCTTATTGATAGGTCTATTTTATCAAATACATCTTCATCTACTAACTCTTCAGCTTCATCTAATACCCAACAAGTAACACCTGCTAATGATTTAAGAGATGCTGTTTGTGTTCCTGAAGAAGTTTTAATACCTTTGAATATTATCTTACTACCAGTCTTTAGATTTATTATTTCATCTTTAGTTATATGAAAGTCTGACTCATTTCCTAACAGTTCCAACTTCTCTAAGAACTCTGGTATAATTGAAACGTGAGCAGATGTAAGTGTGTACCTTGTAAATAGTATAACCTCGTTAGATTCGTACGTTAGACCTAATAAAAACATGGTTACTGAAAAAGATTTAGAACTACCTCTACCTCCTGTGATTACATAATATCTACTATCATTATTAAATAAAGGTAAATATTTTTCGTTAATTTTTATTTTACGTGCTTCCAACTCTTTCTACTTAATCTTAAAAACGTCTTTAATGCTAAACTCGTTAATGTTGTGTGTAGTTTCAACTGTTTCTTTTGGTTTACCGCAAGCATACTCAATTAATAACTTTGCTGCTGCTATCCTATCCCTACTATTGCTTTGTTCATTTAACATTATTTCACTTATAACTCTAAATGAATCTTCAACATGTGGACTTGCTAAGTCAACTGCTTTTAGTTCTTTCTTTATACTTGGTCTA